AGAATACAATTCTCCATCCCCATTCTGTGAAGTAATTGTTGGGTTTCTCTCAAGTCCCACTCGACCTACTACTGGTGATTCTACGGTTCCCTGATTCACAATTTCATAGACAAGTCTTCCTGCCCCTATTGCTTGACTGTTTGCATATTCCCTACCTGCGGGATCTCTAAAATCATAGATGTTATCAAATTGATCTGTTTCTGCTCCATCCCCAGCAACGACCCTAATCAAAACATCAAATCCGAGGAAAGAATTGACTGCCATATCTGTTGGAATTGGAATTGATAATCTACCTAGTCCGTCGTCATCTAGATAAGGAGGGAAGGTCAACCAGAAACCAGTTGGAATCCACTGAGTCTCTATTGCTGGTGTTGTAAAGTTACAAAATAATTCTGCGTTTTTGTAAACTCGTAATCGTGCATTCGCACCGAATCCCGATCTTGTAACTGGACTGGACTGAGAATTTTCAAGACTTTCTGTTTCTAAATCTACCCTTGGTTGTCCATGTCTAAACAAACATCTATTTGTGGTAGATGTTTGATAAGCAAGAATAGTTTGTAGTTCTAGCAATTCTCTTGACTGAAGAGCATAGCCTGGAATAAATCCAATAGAAATAGGGTTCTTGGTAGGATCCCAATTGTCTCCATAACCAGAACCTGCTCCAAAAAAGGATGTGTTCCATGAATTGTTAGTCAAAGGCATTTTATACTCCTAATCACAGTGGAATTATAAATCTCGCTGCGTAATGTGTGTCTCTCTGAACATTAAATTGATTCTGTATTATGTATAATATATCCCCTGAGCCTACTTGAACTTCTGATGGAAATACCTGCTCAACTTCAAAGTCATCGCTTCCTGAAGTTACCGTTTCACCTGCAACTGGCAATGTTTTCTCCCCCGTTATGAACAGATTTGCTCTAATACTTGAACCAGGCCCTGTAAACTCAAACGGTCTTAGATCAATAGTTGTTGCATCTGTATCTGAGGTACTGAAAGAAACTTTTCCATTGACAGGTAGTCGTGGATCGGTGATCTTTTTCGCGGTTGTAAATTCAAATCCAGTGCCGCTATTGTCTTTAATCTGGACCTTTGCTGCCTGTCTAATGTTCAATCTTGTATCTGTTCCTCTTCCTAGTTCATCGCCAACAATAATTCCCTCATTTGGACCTGTTGCATATACTGGATTGGCAATCAATCCAAACGATCCCATAACCAGACCATCTGGAAGAGATCCGATTGTGTCGTCGGACTGACTCATGTTACCAATAAACATTAGAGTTCTTGCTTGTAGTGCAATCGTTGGATCGCTACCAATGTCTTTGTTGGCCCCACCGAAAGATGCCATTGGTTTGATTCGAGATTCTAGATCAGATTTACTTGTGATGTCTGAGTTACTGTTTGGGGAAACATCCAGTTTTACAGCACCACCAATATAGCCAGTTCCACCTTCTGGAATATTATACCCAGTCAACTTGTAACCCTTCACTGGATCAAATGCAGTTCCAATGTTTATTTGTCCACCATTTCCCTGACCGATTAGAGTTGCGGTTGGGGGTGTGTCGAAGTAAACATTACTGTTGCCAATATTAATATCGACATCATTAATTCTTCCTGCACTAGAATCACCAGCGAGTTGAACTTGATACTGTCTATACTTGGCACTATTTAATCCTGTAGTCGGAGCAGACTTTATTGAAGTAGGAACGGGCATCCAACTGGTAGTTAAGAAACCAAAAAGTTCATCTGAGATTGAGAATAGATACTTCCAAGTATACCCATCTGCTGTTTCAAATGGTTCTGTTCCGATACCACTTGGTTCTACTGTTGATGCTGTCTTATCTCTATCCAAACCAGTCGAACTGTTTTTGATACAAACGTAAACATTATAGTTCTCTGTCATCACATAGGGCGCCCTATTGTATATAATTGCACCATCGATGCTTACTTCATACTCATAATTATTTTCAGTGGGACTAAAGGCATCGTAAATTGTTCCACTTGTCCAGTTAATACGGGGAACACAAAGAGCCACATCTTTGGGAGTAACCCTTTCTAGAACAGTAATATTTTCGTATGCAAATTCATCTTGGAGCAGCGAGTCACCAGAAGCACCAGATGTTCCTGAAACTCCTGAATATGCCGCAAAGAAAAACACTTGATTCTGTTGTAACAAGTTATCAATAGCGTTCTTCGCAACCAAGTTACGAAACTTTATCGAACTGGTATTTTGAATAGTTCGGTTTGATTTGTTTATGATGTTGCTAGGTGATGCCATTTATATTCCTCTTATGCTAACGTACATGTACTAACATCCTCTTCAGGATCATTGGGTGTATCGTTATATCCCTTTGCTGCATCTGGTGTGAGATAAACTAAATCGCCCAATCTCATGTCACCAAACTGTAGTCCCAGTTCAATCCCATCAGCCCAAGAAGCGGGATGATGGTTAACTACCCAGAATGTATATCCTCTATCTTCTGCTGTAAGGTATGTATCTGCTGTGTAGGTGTAACCCGCCGCTTCAGCGGACGCACCATAAGTGTAACCAATCGGAAAACCATCAGGATCATGTGCAGGGGTAAAGCAATTTACTGCACCATTAAATGGATTGGTTGTGTATGGATTGAAACCACAAGGGAATAAATCAACTAAGTTACATAAATCAGGGAAAGGTTCTCTGGCGTTTAGTGTGGTATCAAATCTGTATGCCAGATAGTGTCCAATTATGAGTTTTTCTGAATAACCAGTTTCTATTGGTCCTGGCGGAGCAGGAATATATGAGTCAGGACTAACGTTGTTGAAAAGTTTAAATCCTGCTGGGTGTGTTATGTCCTTGACTGGTTTTGTTGTGAATTCGTAATTATCTTCAAGGTTACCATCAGAGACACCTTCGTCTTCGCTGACTGCCGTTATAGAATATGAAAACTCTTGATAGTAGTCGTCCCTAAATCTAACCCCACCACTTAGTGTTTTTCGACTATCTGCCCAATACCCATTGTAAACGTTACCCAGCGTATCGGTATCGCCTTCTAAGTTTGGAACCCAGATTGAATCGGATAGGATACACAGTTGAACTTTAGGATAATCAAAATCAATTGATCCTGCGTTAATTCCAAACAAAGATGAAAGTAAAAATCTAGTTGACTCTTCAGTACCCTTGGTCAAGTAGAACTGTCGAATGAAAGACAAAAAACGACGAATATCTACTAGAGAATTTTCAGGATCAGTCCAGTTATAAATTATCTCACCAGTATCATCCGAGACAGAAGTCTCTGGAAAAAGATGAGCAAATAATTCTTTATGGTGAATTAAAAGATCATTTGGTACGTTGTTTATGTCCACCAGATAAGGAATCTGATCTATATTATTACTAATACCCAACCATTCAAAATAGGTCTCAATAAACTTTACATACAAGTCATGGTTTTCTAGAATGTGAACAGGAAGTCTGTCACGAACATAGAATGGAAATCTAGGTGTAATAACATCAGGAGATGTAGAGGTTCTTTCGTTCTGTCTATCGAACGATGTTCTTGCCTTGTTCTCTTCAAAGGTTTTAAATTCTAGATTAGTAGTACTGATCATACGTTAACATCCAATTGATCGATGACCCCTAAACTAAAGGTTGCTTGTTTTTGGGCTTGAACTGCCTTGCTTTTGGGTACTGCTCTAAGGAACAGATCAGATCGTGAAGAGTCCCAATCCGTAACACCCAGCACAGTTAAATTACCCTTGAGATAATCAACTGTTCCTATTCTATAGTTGATATATTTTCTTGTATTGTTTTCTAGAATAAAGAATCTCAAGAAGCCATTTCCATCATCGTCAATATATCCTACGTTCTCATCAGCATCTACAAATCTAGGATCACTAATCAACTGGAACTCTCCGCTGACTTGATTTTTTACTAAGTTATTGGCAAAAGAGATGTAGAGGTTTCTGTTGTCTGAATCTGCATTTGGATATTCATATCCAAAGAAGGTCTTAGAAAGTTCTACACTAAAGTCCACAGATCTAATCGCACTATTTTCATTTACAAGTTCTGATACAATCGTGGAATAAGGAAATATATTTCTAAATCCACAAGCGGGATCATACTCTCTGATTTTACTAGAGACTATTGCGTTTAAACCAGATCCATCAATACTAACCAATCTATCAAATATGATTTCGCCACTAAGAACATCGATATTGTAGCATGTTGGTTGGACAAACTCAGGAAGAATACCGACTACCGTTTTCTCTTGTAGTTTTGCACCAAAAACCGATAGTTCTTTGTCACTGAACGTGCTACCCTCGGCATCTCTGACGCAGGCTAAAAATAATCTACCATACTGAGGAGGATTATTATCCTCACCACCCCATGCAGTGGCATCAAAGACTTCGGGGTTTTCTACCTTGAACACAATCTCGGCATCCTCTGCTGTAACTGCTCTGTTCTGTGCTTGGAAGTATGATGGAGCATTTCTTCTAATGCTTTCAATAGTCTCTCGTTCGGCACCTCCGAATGAAGGAGTTACTACTTCATTGATTGTGATGGTAGGTTGACCACTAACAGGTTCGCTGGTAAAGTTTTTTTCTCCATTTGCATTGTTGACTCCATTTGGGGTCAGGTACTCAACGACAACATTAGAGTCTTCAGGAACTGCGACTCCATAGTTACCATCACCGAATGAAACTTCATATGCTCCAGAGTAAATTGGATCAACAAAATACACTTGAGACGAAGCAGACAAGACAGAGATTCTATCTGCCTTACTAAATTCAACTCCACCAACTGTTACTTTCAGGGAGGATATATCGGCAGTCTCAGGAACTGTGACTGCACCATTAAAGTAAGTGGTGTTTGATGTTTTTAAACTAGATGAGTTTTGAAATACTGTGATTGACCCAGTGTTAGTGCCGAGTTCAATATCGTCTTTTACTATGAAGTTAAAACCAGTATCACTTCCCTTAAATACGCGACCTGCCTTTATTAAAGTACCAGTGCTAACCGTTACGTTTAGTTCGGCTCTGGCAGCAATTCTAGATTTTGGTGTATATCCAACGAGTCTTGCAAGAGAAACTAGAGAATCTCTCTTTTGTGCTGAGTCTATGAAACTTTCGTTTGCTAGGAAGTTTGTGTAGGTTGAAAAGAAAGTTGTGTTGTATGCCAGAAGATCGATTAGCGTAGATAGAGCCGATCCATTAAAATCGTAATCACTAAACTCTGCTTTAGTTTTTATAAAATCAGTGAGAGATGTTCTCACCTGATTAAAATCTGTTTTACTAAGGTTGATATAAGAATCTGGCATTATCTTACTCTTTCTAAAGTTATTTCTATTGTGTCCTCATCATCTAAAAAACTATATTCAATTTCTACTTTCAATTCTTGGATGACATCGTTATAGTCAACTAAAATTTGTCTTAGAGTAACCCGTGGTTCAAATACTTCAATAGCATCCCTAACCTGACTTCGGACTTCTGACAACATACCAGGCGATGGCTGTTCAAAAAGTTTGGAAACTACATTAGCACCAAGAGAGGGACGAAACGGTCTTTCATAAAAATTAGTCAGCACGACATTTCTCAAAGCCTGCTTGATTGCATTGTTGTCAAATTTACGAGCGACATCTTTCGTTGCTGATTTTGCAAAGTTAAAATCGAGGTCAGAATATCTAAACTTATCTGTTGTAGCCATATCTTATGTATGCCTTTATGCTGATGGATCGTATGGTAAACTGTCTCTATTTAATCTTAGTTTCATTGTAGCATTATTGTCTGAATCGAATACTCGGCGAATCCCTGTGACTAGATACTTACCTGATATCGGATTAACTTTGGAAACCTCACCAACTTCGCCTGGTTCAGGCATATTTGAAGTTGATCGAGGCATCCGAATACCAACGAGTTTTCCTACAGACATATCCATGTCGTTTGGTACTGTTATTTCTACTTCCTGTGCTTGGATGAGAGCAACCTGCGCCCTTCGATATACTGGTTGTTCTTTTGGTGTTGACCAATATCTGTTCCAAGCATAAGAACAATACTTGGCATATTCGACAGACTTACTTGTGTCTGTTACTTTATTGTCTACACCGACACATGTACCATTACAATCTTGGAAGTTCTGCCAATCTTTTGCATTGTAAATCGGTCGAGACTGATCATACAATTGTAGATTTTGATTGGGAAAATAATTACCATTCAAGTAAATTTCGTTTAGGGTGTCTGCGATGGCAGCAACAGGCTGTGTCCTCTGATCATTTTCTAGAAAATCATCAGAAAAATCTAGATTAGCAACACCTACGCTAAACTGACGAAGGAAGTCAGTTAAACCATCTTGAGACAACGAAACAGGAATTGTATTAATCGTACCGATTGAATATGGATTTCCTCTAGTCCAAATTGCTGGCCATCTAACATTTAGTTCTTCGACTTCATAACTCTCAACATTAAAGGAACTACGATCTCCGGGTCTTATTAATTTAAATTTCTTAATGGTAGGAACTGAAATGGTCTCTTCGGCGACATTACTATGTCCACATAGTTGAGGAATCGCACAATCTGATACCATTCTATACTTGGGATTGTCGTCGTATATAATCTCAGGATTTCTTTCAAACGTTCTAGTAGACCCCTCTCCTTCTTCAATAACTTCTCCTGTTTCTGGATCTGGATCAGAAGGAATGTTAGTCAATTCGGTTAGATCAAAATCTAAACCAGATATTGTAATATAATGTGCTGGAACACCCTCAGTGAAGAGACTACTTATTGTATTGCCATAGTAGTCGTAATTGTAGAAGTAGAATGTACTGTACGAATTTGAAATGTAACTACTAAGATTTGCTATCACGCCCTGTGATCCAAAACTATCAGGTAGTGTATCTGCAAAGTCTTTCAGGAACAGATCTTTCTCAAAGAATTGCTTGAATGTTTCTTTTTGTGGAACCGTATAATCTTGATTAGCAAAGAATCTTCTAAAGTTTCTTATATTAGGTAATCCAAATCTAGGATTTACCCAGTAACCATTCCAGAACATACTATTATACCAGTTGATTGGATCGCCATGAACACCCCGAATATTTGGAGAAACATATTCTTTACCAAGATACTGCGTAATTAAACCACACTCTGATGGTATATTGTTCCATTTTTCTTTCAGTGTTTCGCAGTCTACTGGATCGCCATTGTATGGAAGAAGAGGCTCTTGATTTTCGCATCGGGGATAAGACTGACCAATATACTCAGACGAAAGTCTTGGAACTTGATCTATTTCGATATCTGGTATATTATCAAAGTATTCGTTCTTTTCCTCGAAACTGATAATATTACCACCCTGTGACGTTCCCTCTGAAAGTCCTCCGAGCATGAAATATCTTGGATCCTTTGCCGGAGAAGTGCAAGTTAAAAATCTACCATAGATAGAATAAAAATCATTAGGTAAACGTCCTACTAGTTGTGTAGGTCTTATTTCACCTAAAATAATTCTATCAATCGTATTCTGATCTGTGATCTCATTTTGTTCTATAAAATCAAAAATTATATCTCTATCTTCTTGTGATATAGATGAATTATAAAATGCAAGGATTTCTTCTCTACTAGAACAAAATTCACAAAACTCTTGATTTGGACCTCTACCGAGTGTCCCCTCACCAGACTCTAGTGAGTTGAGACCGCTGTCTATTATGAAGTTATGCTCATAGTATAGTCTCTGCAAACAAGCAAGATAATATTCTTTCAGTGCTTCAATGATAGGCAGTTTTATGTCATCATGAACTATTCTAAATTTCTCACCAGACAAATCACTTTGTCTTGCAAATTTTGTCTTGAAGAATTCGTGTGGATTTGTTTGATAGAATGAATTGATTGTGCGATAACTTGAATTATACCAACCATACCAATCCGCATTCAAATCATACGAGGAAGTTCCAAACCAACTGTTACGACCAATGCCTTGGGCCATATAAATTGGTGGAACTTCAAGGAAACTGGGTTTGGTGTAATTCGTAAATTGCTTATCTTCAGAACGAATTATAGGGTAAGTCTCTACGCTGTTCCACTTGTCTCTATCCTTCAGATAATCATATTCGAGACTACCCTCAACCACTGCTTGCTGTTCTATTACGGTATTTCCTATTGAAGAATCCAAACCAGACGGACCAATTACTTTTTGTAGTCCACCTAGACTCGAAGGAAGTGTTGCATAGTACGCAGCGAAAGGCTCTTCGGGATTCAATTCATAATACACAACCTTAGAAGACAAGGCTTGCTTGTTGAGCAAATCCATATAATCTACTTGCTTCAATACATTCAATTCAATAATTCTTGTTACTTCCGAATCAGAGTTAGGCCCTGAAATATCGTAAGAATAAACTTGATCAACTTCCTGTTCTCTACCACGAAGATAACTATCGACAGACCTAAAGTGCCATCCTTTAAGATCATGCCAAACAAAGAAGTTTGCAGCGTTTGAATTTTCTTGTGCTACGGCGTTTTCTGCTAACTCATTCAGTAATTCAAAAACCTTTCTGGGTCTTGCTTCTGAGTTTTCACTGTTGTTGTAGATTCCCTGTGTGTCGATCCCTAAGAAGTAACCCTCTCCCATAACGTCGGGTGTATTTCTGTCATCGAGATAACCAGGCACATAGTTGATCCAGTTTGCAGTTGGTTCAATGTCTAGTGGATCCTCATCCTGAGTGCCGATGTCCAGTTCAAATCCAGCAACATCAAAAATCTTATTTACTAATCCATAATCTTGGTTCGTCAATGAACCTGTACCCTCACCAGACTGGCTAGCAATTGGTCCGATGTGTCTGTTGCTGAGATGATCCTCAAATTTTAAGGAGTCGATGAGAAATTGATATGTGGTAAAATGAAAGATGTAAACTGTTAATTGATTTGTTTCATCTTGTTTCTCTACTACCTTATACACTTTAAAACGTTGTGTAACAGTATAGGGTTTTTCTTCACCATCAACATACTGTTTTGCATTGAATGTGATTGTAACCCACTCAGTTCCCTGAACACCACCTAGTTGACCATCCCACCCTGTGACATTGGCAATCGCAATAGCACCAGACATCGAGTTACGAAACATATCTTCACTAAAGTCGAGAGCGAGTATATCGCGGTTGGTATCCACAACCACACTAGAACCATTACCTATAACGGAATCATCAGTACCAATTTCTACTTGTGATATACCACCCTTGAATGCCGAATTACTCATGAAAACTCCTGCTTATATCAATGATAAATTGTTTGTATTTGCCGAACGAATGACCGATGTCCTACCTCCAGATGGAGCCTGATCAAGAAGTGAAACCATAGTTGCAAGTGCTGCATCTTTCAACTCATCAGGAAACACCTTTATTTCTCTTACTGAATCTGATCTATCTTCAAATGAATAAATCAAAGTTCGCATATATTGTTGAGCAAATTCAGTACCCTCAATCCACTCATATATCAACGTAGTTGTTAATTCAGATAAAGGCGCACCATTAGCGGTAGGATCCAGTATTTTTTCAATGGGGGTATCAATACCACTTCTCCATGTGAATGGTGAAAGATTTCTACCATCTTGTGTTTCAAATCGATCCACTGTTGTAGATGGATTCTCTACGCGAGAAACTGGATTTATGTTTTCAATGGTGCCGTTGTTGTTCACACCAAACGTCTCTCCTGCACTTAGTCTGACTCCACTAGAGGCAGGAATATTTAAATCAATACCAAAGAAATCAGGTCTTATTCTGGTGATCACTGACGAGTAAGGATTGTCTTCATCGTATGTACCAGAGGCAGTAACACGAACAATTTGATCACCAACCTTGTATGGATTTAGTTCTTCATATGAACCTGTTCCGCCAGGAAGGTAGTGAACGGTATCTTCTTTGACAGCAGGTATAATCTGATCATAACCATCTCTAGGCCAATCCGTGAATGGATCGCTCAAGTTATTGAAGAGCATAATCAACCAATACCAGTTTGAATCGCCGTATAGTTTAGTAGATACAACGTCGGGAGTTTCTCCTGCCTTGATTGTATATGTTTTATAGTTTTTGACTGCACCAAAAGTATCCAAGAATCTCACCCGTCTCATAATGTCAACTACTTCCTTGACATCAGCACTAGGACCATTTACTCCGTTTGGATAAAAGGTGTATGTTGTTTTAGGAAAACTTGAATTAAACATCGGGGTTGATATCCTTTGCTGTAGAAATTCTGATATCTTGGAAAGTGAGAGTCAATTCTATGCCCTGAAAGTAATCGTCAGGAGTGAGAGAAACTCTACCACTTCCTGCATAGTTAGTTGAGATGCTCGTCAAAAAGGCATCGCTGATACGAGGAAAGGCATTTCTTCCTGCACCGGGGTGCATCTCTACGGAAAATTGTTTGGGGGACTTAAAAATATTTCCGCCCGACTTAGTGAACAGATCGATAACCTCATTTGCGATTTCGGAACCCGTATCTATAGTAGCATTCACGGCTGGATATGCGTTTTCTCTAAGTGATTTGATTATGTTTGCGATTTCTTCTGCTTCTTGTTTATTCTTTGCAAACATATTAAATGTAAAAGTATGAGTTCGTAAATCAGGACTCTTGAACAATAGTTCTTCTTTTGGGTTAAATGATCTACCCATCGCAGCCTGCAAAGAACCCCTAACATCAAGTGGATCGGGAATCATCCCTTGTGCTATATTAACAAAGCCTCCAAGATCAGTGCCTCCACTTGAAATAGCCTCAGCAAAAGCCTTTCCTTTTAATACACTCTGTTGTTCGTAGGATAGATTGTCGCTGGATTGAACTGTTTGAGGCATGAGGAGTCGATACTCTATAATAGGACCACTTCCACTGCCAGATGCAACCTGAGTCAAAGTTTGATACTCTTTGGCTATTATAGATAAAAAGGGAGCCTCAGAACTCAAAACATTAAGTGGATATGACAGAGAAGGTGTTTGGTTTTGTTGTCCGTATGGCATCTAAAGTCCTTTAGCGAAAGATAAAACATGGCGTATAAAACAAAATACTCACCACAAAATCCTCAAAAGTATATAGGTAACCCAAACAATATAATCTGCCGTTCTTTGTGGGAAAGAAGAGTATGTAGATTTCTAGACGAGAACACTAAAATTATTCGATGGGGTTCTGAAGAACTATACGTTCCATACTACTCCCCTGTC